GCTGGTCTAACCACATCTGTGGGTAAGACACTTTTTTCTTTACCAGATAAACCAATAGTGGTTATAAACTCTGTAACATATGATTGTGAACCTCGATATTCTTCGAATAAAGCTAGAGATAGCTTCTTCGATAGCTTAGGTACTCCAATTACATATCCAAAATTTGTTGAGAGAAAGTATATCAATATGGGTATACTTCTCGGTAAGACTAGAAGTTCTATTAGTGGGGTTGATAAGGCGAAGGTTTCTTATCACCAACTTGGGGCTCTTCATAGAGAACTTTATGAAAGTTGTCCTCCTAGCGTCTGGGAAGAAGTTTCGAAACGTTTTATCGAAACACATCGAATTACACTTGAAAAGTGTTCGTTCATCCCGTGGATAACACCTGAATATCTTGGTGGTCCGGGTTTAGTACCAGATGGGGAAGTCTCTGCAAAAGATTTAAGGGTCTTTTCTTATTTAATCAAGAACTGTAATAATCCTAAATACAAGGTCAGTAAACCAATGACTGACGTTGAATGGAAATTTCATAATTTAATTCAAAAAAATTATGAAAGGTTAGGAGTCAAAGAAGTATGTTATGATCGTTTACGACTTCATAATGATATGTTGTTTGGCGGTGATGAACCATTGGATTATGATGTTGATTGTGAAACCGAGAGTTCGAAGTTTTATCGACTCCAGGTTGTTGATTGTTTGTTCTCACATACCATGAAGGAGATCTTTGATCAATCAAGGAAATCTCAAAAGGATAGTGAAAAGATCGTTTCGATGAGATACGATAGGACCTATTGGAAAAACAATCAAGCTCATAGTAGAGCTTATCACAATTGTTGGAATGACCACTCCTTGGTTGTCCGATCTTGGGATGATATTGTTGCACGGAAATTCACAATGGAATATCCGGTTGTAGGCTCACTGCCTCAAGAGCTTTGGCTCTAATGTGACTTGACGGGAACAAAAGTCTCGTGTAAGCGCTCTGCAAGATAGGAGAAGTTATGAATCCTGAAACACTGTATATGTGTAAAGGAGGAGGGGAGTCTTTACGACTCGATAAAATGCTATGAGTGCCTTCTTAAACCTTAACTGAATCTGAAGCTATGTAATACGCTACGAGACTGCTACTAGTTCAACTCACAAGCTGTTGTCAGGAGAAGAAATCTGACTATGGTGGGTTTCTAAGAAACCTCCTCTGAGATTTTATCAAAGAGGGAAACGATGGAATACCTC